ATCGGTGAAATGCGTGATGTTGAATACATGCTTCAGAAGTTGTATAGAGCATTGAACGTTCCACCATCCCGTCTACAAGCAGACAATGGATTTAACATGGGTCGTTCTGCTGAAATCACTCGTGATGAAGTGAAGTTTGCTAAGTTTATTGGCAGACTTCGAGACAACTTTAACACACTCTTCTTAGACGCACTTAAGATTCAACTTACACTCACGGGTGTTATGAGTGTTGAAGATTTTGAACTGTTTAGATCAAAAATCAAGTTCAAATATCACAGCGATTCACACTACAGTGAACTCAAAAACATCGAACTGATGAGAGAAAGATTGTCTGTTGCGGCTGGAATGGATCCATATGTGGGTAGATATTTCTCAAATTCATACATAAGAAGAGAAATTTTCGGTATGTCTGAAGATCAAGAGGCTAAGAACTTTACCGAAATACAAAACGAAATAAAAACTGGGGAAATTCAATTCCCTGAACCCGAAGAAGAGGAAACCACGAAATGAAAAAAGAAATTTTTAAGAGTGTGATGGAAGGTGATCAAGAAGCCTTCAGCGAACTGCTCATGTCTGAAATTTCAGAAAAGATCAACATTAAACTTGCAGAAAAGCATGAAAAAATTGCAAGTGAAATGATGGTTAGTGTAGATGAAATTGAAGAAGATACCGCTTTTCTTTCAGTCGTAACCGATTGTTTGAACGAAAATGTCACAATTAATCTCGACATTTCGGGTGATGAACGAATTGAAATTACACCAGAAGTCGCTGGTTTACTTTCCGAAACACATGACTCATTACCCAGAGAACTTCAAAAGTCTTTCAGAGAAAGTATTTTTGATAGCAAAGAAAAATACCATACCATCTTAGAAGCAATCGTTGGAGGAGAGTAAAATGGACTCAAAAGAAGCAATCAAGAAAATTTTCGAGAGAAAAATGACAGATGCGAAAGATATCATCGACGAGATGCTGAACGCTAAACTTGCTGAAAACCTCGGTTCATTGTATGAAAAACTTGATCCCGTTGGAAAAGAAGATGGTGACATCGACAACGACGGTGATGAAGATGACACCGATTCCTATCTCCTTAATCGTCGCAAGAAAATTGGTCAAGCGATGAAGAAAGAGGATATGCAATATGAGGGAATTTCTGACAGACCACAAGACGGTCGTGGTCGGAGGAGACCTCCTCAGAAGTCGGGGCCTCCATCACCCCAAAAGCCGGAGCCTCCGTCACCTCAAGGACCAACAAGACCGGAGATGCCTTCAAAATCATCAATAGTGGATTCGTTGAGAAAAAAAATAGATAGCAGATCGCTTAAATTTAAAAAAATGAATGAAGAAGAAATCAACGAAGTTGATCTCAGTCACCAAAGTGCTCACGATCACAAAGAAACTGAAGCGATAGAAAAGTCAGTCAGAAAAACTAAAGTAAACGCTAAGGGGGGAACGTATAATGGCTCTTAAACTCATTACCGAAATGAACGAAGACATCCAGTTTCTCACCGAAGCGGATGAAAAAACTGGCAAGAAGAATTACTTTATCGAAGGTGTCTTCATGCAAGCAGAGCAAAAAAACCGAAACGGTCGTGTCTATCCCACGGGTGTTTTGTTCCCTGTCGTTGAAAAATACACTCAAACATATGTGAAAGAAAATCGTGCAATGGGTGAACTTAACCACCCACAAGGACCGACTGTTAATCTCGACAGAGTTTCACATATGATTAAAGACTTAAACCCATCTGGTCGTGACATTGTTGGTAAAGCAAAAGTCATGGAAACACCTATGGGTAAGATCGCAATGAATCTCATTGATGAGGGTGCCAGACTCGGTGTCTCTTCACGGGGTATGGGTAGTCTTAAATTAAATTCAAGTGGAATCAATGAAGTCCAAAAAGACTTCATGCTTGCTGCGGTTGATATCGTTGCAGATCCATCTGCTCCAAATGCGTTTGTAAACGGCATTATGGAAGGTAGAGAGTGGATTTGGAACAATGGCATTCTGCAAGAGAAACAAATCGCACAGTATCACAAAGAGATGAAAGAGGCTTCAAGTAGACAACTTGAGGAAAAAGCCATCTCCCTCTTTGAAGATTTCCTATCAAAACTTTAAAACTTATAAATAAACGGAAAATAGTATACGCTACTAAAGGAGATACCAATGGCTCGAAAAGAAAGACTTAGTGAAGAAGATACTTTGAATACACAGTCTTATGAAGATACAGTGTTATATCAAGACGCTGAAGGTAAAGGTGCCGTTCTTGGAACATTGGACGCACCCGACAATTCTAAGAAGAATAAGGACACCATTAAGGGAACTGCTGGTCAGGAGCCTGCTGATGGTGATCTTCAAGGTGTAAGAGAGGATGTCTTCTCTGAAATTTTTGATGGTGAAGGACTCTCTGAAACTTTCAAGTCCAAGTTCAAAGGTATCTTTGAAGCAGAACTCGGAAGAAGAACTGGTGTTCTCGAAGAGCAAATCAAAGAAAGTTTCCAACAAGAACTCGACGAAAAAGTTTCTGAAGTCGTTGAGGGACTCTCACAAAAGGTTGATGAGTATCTTAACTACGTTGTCGAGAATTGGATGAAAGAAAACGAACTTGCGGTGGAAACTGGTATGCGACTTCAGATCGCTGAAAGTTTCATCGAAAACCTTAAGGGTCTGTTTGAAAATCACTACATCACAGTCCCCGATTCTAAAGTCAACGTTCTTGATGAAATGTTTGAAAAAACCGAATCATATAAGAAAGAACTTGACGAAGCACTTGACATCAATAGTCAACTCCTCACAGTTGTTGAATCATACAGAAAGAGTGACATTGCCACTCAAATTTCTGAAGGTTTGACAAACTTAGAAAAGGAAAAATTTGTTTCCTTGTCTGAGGACGTTTCCTATGAGAATGATGAAGAATATGTTCAAAAACTGACAGCCATTCGAGAAAGTTACTTCAAGCGAAGTGCTCCAGCGAAAACTGTCTCAGATGATGTTGACGTTCATGAACCATCGAAGTTTATTGCAGAGGGCAATGAAGTCATGAACCGTTATGTTCAAGCAATCGAAAAACACCGCTAAAAGGTTAAAATCGCAATAATACTAAATACTCACATTAGAGTAAAAAACTAGGAGAAACAAAAATGCACAACGGACCATCTTACGACGTTTTAGAGGAGAAGTGGAATCCAGTCCTTGAAACTTCTGCTCTGCCAGAATTGGACTCACACAAGAAAAGAGTGACCGCACAACTTCTCGAAAACACCGAGACTGCGTTGCGGGAACAAGCACTGAACGAAACACCCGCTAACGCAATGGGTGGTAACTTCTCGGACGCACAGGTTGGTTCGGCTGGTAGCCTCGCTGGTTACGATCCCGTCTTGATCTCGCTCGTTCGTCGTGCTATGCCTAACTTGATGGCTTATGATATCGCTGGTGTTCAGCCCATGTCGGCTCCCACCGGTCTCATCTTTGCCATGAAGGCACGTTACGATACACAAAGCGGAACAGAAGCCCTCTTCCAAGAAGCCTTCGCACAGTTCTCTGGATCGGGTAACACCTCTAACGGTGCTGCTTCTGTTGCAAGCGAAGGTATCGACCCAATCACCGATGCAGGTTCCAGATCCAACGTGGAACTTAACGCTTTCCGAGCCATGCTTGGTTCCGAGGGTGAATCGCTCGGTGGTTCCGATTCGGGTGACAAAGCATTCAAAGAAATGGCATTCTCCATCGAGAGAGTCGCTGTTGAAGCACGAACTCGTGCCCTGAAGGCTGAATACACCACAGAACTCGCTCAGGATCTGAAGGCTGTTCACGGACTCGACGCTGAGACTGAACTCGCTAACATTCTTAGCAGCGAAATTCTGACTGAAATCAACCGTGAACTCATCAGAACTCTCTACTTTAAAGCAGTCACTGGTTGTCAGCAAAGCGATCTGGAAAACAGCAGCACAGGTGGTATTTACGACCTGAACCTCGACTCCGATGGTCGTTGGAGTGCTGAAAGATTCCGTGGTCTCATGTTCCAAATCGAGCGTGAAGCCAACGTGATTGCTAAGGAAACCCGTCGTGGTAAGGGTAACTTCATCGTCTGCTCGTCTGACGTTGCTTCTGCCCTCGCTATGGGTGGTTTCTTGAACATCTCACCTGCAATCAACAACCAACTGGAAGTTGATGATACTGGTAACACCTTTGCTGGTATTCTGAATGGTAAGATGAGAGTCTACATCGACCCATACTCCAAGACCAACTCTAACTTTGTCATGGTTGGTTACAGAGGTGCAAACCCATATGACGCTGGTATCTTCTACTGCCCATATGTTCCTCTGCAAATGGTGAGAGCAGTTGGTGAGAACACCTTCCAACCGAAGATTGGCTTCAAGACTCGGTATGGTATGGTTGCCAACCCATTTGCTGATAACACCGACTTTACCACACAAGGTAATGCCACCTCCGGAAACCAATACTACCGTCTGTTCGCTGTCAAGAACTTGCACGGTAACACCGGATTCTAAAAACTAACCCATCAGGGTTGAGTGATGAGAGAGGGGAGCCTTAGGGCTCCCCTTTTTCTTTATACATACAGTATGAGTTATGAAGCACCACTAGGATTCGACGGATCAACGGCAGATTTCCCGGATAAACCATCAGTTCCGGAAACGAATAACTATCTTGCGTCAAATTTTTTCCAGTTTCAATTATTCAGAACACCTAACATTTCATATTTCACACAAAACGTAACATTCCCCTCAACGACTGTCACTCCGGTTGAGATTGGGAATAGTTTGGGTAGACCGAATCAATTCATAGGTGGACGATATGTTCATGATCCACTCGTTGTCCAGTTTATCGTGGACGAGGATATGGGAAACTATGAAGAAATATTTAACTGGATGAAGAAGATAAACAACTATGAGGACAGAAATCTGGTCATTGATGGTGCTCAGGTAAAACAATTTTTCTCTGATGCGGCTCTTTTGATTACAAACAGCACATACAATGTCAAAAAAAGAGTCATGTTTAAAAACACCTTCCCAACAACACTAAGTGGTTTTAATTTATCATCCGTTTTAAATGATAACGAACCTGTTCTTGCAACTGTATCTTTAATATTTGAAACTTATGAGATTGAAGATATTTGACAAAAATAATATCTGGGATATAATTCCCACATGAACATAGAAAACCTCAAAGCAGAAGTAAAAAAAGATTTGACGATTGACAAAACCGATCTTGCATCGGAGTCTGTTCGTATTCC